TATTGTCCAGCTAATCCGCGCTTTGGGGGGTTGACTGCCCCCCTTTTTTTGTGTAAAATTAGATATGAATGCACATAAGTATGGACAAACAAAAACTAAAACTTATTGTACGTAATCTAGAACTTCTAGTGGATTCTTTAAAAACAGAAGTGTACTCTGATACTCAGAGTTATTTGGAGTATAGAGATCAATCTCTACATGATTACGATGAAATTTTTGAAGACGACGACGGCTACCCTGATTAAGAATTAAATGACTGTTAAACTTGTAAGTGTTACTCCCGATGCAGAACAAACCATGGCTTACATCGCCAGGGTTTCCAATCCTGCGAATCAAAGTAATGAAAATTACGCACGACTTCTTTCATATTGCATCAAACACAATCACTGGTCAGTGTTTGAACAATCTACTATGACTCTTGAGATTGAAACTACTCGTGCAATAGCGGCTCAGATTTTGCGCCACCGTTCGTTCACATTCCAAGAGTTTTCCCAACGTTATGCTGATTCTTCCCTACTCTCGAAGGCGATCCCTCTCCCCGAACTTCGCCGTCAAGACACCAAGAATCGTCAGAACTCTATTGATGACATGGATCCATTTGAGGTTCAACTCTTAGAGAAACAGATGCAAACTCTGTTCGATTCTTCGATGGCACTATACCAACAGATGCTTGATCGCGGTGTGGCAAAGGAATGTGCAAGAAACGTACTTCCTCTCTGCACTCCTACTCGCATTTATATGACCGGTTCATGTCGTTCTTGGATTCACTATATCAATCTGCGTTCTTCAAATGGAACTCAGAAAGAACATATGGACGTTGCTCTCGCTTGTAAGGAAGTATTTAAAGAACAATTCCCCACTGTATCAGAAGCCTTGGAGTGGTGATATATACAGTGTCCCCTAAAAAGGTGTAGCATGTATTACCAAACTGAATCACTTTCTAAGGACAATGCTCCGACAGTTTGTACCATTGTTGATGTCAAGAACGAAAAATATATTGTAGAATATATGAAAGACGGACAATTTGTAACTACAGAATTGTCCCCAGATGATATCAAAAAGTTAGACTATTCTGAACAAGATATTAGTCAATAAATAAATTTGTAGTCTAATAATTATCATGCCCACATATAGATTCGAAAACACTGAGACTGGTGAAATTTTTGAGAAGTGGATGCTGATGGATGAGAAGGCACCTTATCTAGAAGCAAATCCACAATTGAAACCACTTATTCCGACACAAATGAATGTCGGTGAAGTTGGCGATTGGCAAAATAGACTTGTTTCAAGAAATCCAGGCTGGAACGATGTTTTGAAAAAGGCATCGAAAGCACCTGGTTCAAACGTAAAACCCATTTAATCAAATATGGCAAGACAAAGAAAAACCTCAAACGGCAACATCGGTATCGGGATGAGTGCAAAACAGATGAGACGTAAGAAACCAATCAACTCTGATCTTATGGTTGGTATCGACCCGTTGACTGATAATCAAACTAAATTCTTTGATGAGTACAAAAAAGGCAAAAACTTATTTGCTTATGGTGCTGCTGGTACAGGTAAAACTTTCATTGCTTTATATCATGCTCTCAAGGATGTTCTCGATGAGAGAACTCCATATGAAAAAGTTTACATTGTAAGGTCACTTGTATCTACTCGTGAAATTGGTTTCCTTCCTGGAGATCATGAAGATAAAGCCGCACTTTATCAAATTCCTTACAAGAATATGGTAAAGTATATGTTTGAACTTGCTTCTGATTCAGATTTCGAGATGCTTTATGGTAATCTCAAAGCTCAAGAAACAATCTCGTTCTGGTCCACTAGTTTTATTCGTGGAACTACACTAGACAATGCAATTGTTCTGGTCGATGAAATGCAAAACTTGAATTTCCACGAACTTGATAGTATAATTACACGTATTGGGGAAAATAGTAAGATCATTTTCTGTGGTGATGCCACACAAACAGACTTACAAAAAACCCATGAGAAAAATGGTATTCTAGATTTCATGAAAATTATCAATGCAATGGAATATGATTTTTCTTCAGTAGAATTTGGAGTTGATGATATTGTTCGTTCTGGCCTTGTCAAGAACTATATCGTAACTAAGTTGGCGATGGGTATGTAATAATGTTTCCTGTTACACTTTATGATGGATTCTATGAAAATCCAGATGAAATAAGAGAGTTTGCGCTCTCTTTAGATTATGGAAAACAAACAGGAAACTTCCCAGGAGAGAGGACACAACCTTTAGAAGAAATTGATCTGGAATTTAGTTCTAAATTTTTTCTAAGGATCCTCTCTCTTTTTTATAATTTGGATAAAGAAAGAGTTGGATTTGGAATTAATTCTTATTTCCAAAAAATATATCCATACTCCGAAGACTTAAATGATCCACTAAACAATGGGTGGTATCATTCTGATGACGATGACAATTTAGCTGCTGGTATTGTATACTTAAACCCCATTCCAAATCCAAATGCTGGAACAGTATTCGGAATAGAGACTGGAGGATTCAATCCAGAATCTCATCCAGGTTATTCCATTAGAGATGATCTATACAGGAATAATAATTTGGGAGATATTGATGTTGATCTTTACCGAAAATCTGTAATCAAACATAACTCTTTATTTGAAACTACAATCGAAGTAAAAAATCAATACAATAGATTAGTTTTTTATGACAGTAGAATACCTCACAGAGAAAACAATTTTTTCTGTAATTATGATGAACCAAGATTGACACATGTATTCTTCGTAAAATACTTCGAATCTGACACTAAACCACTCAATAGAATGTTTAATAATGAAATTCAAACACCTAGATTATCTTAAAGAAGAAGTTGACCTGGAGGCCCAAAATATTGAAGGAACACGTTTCTACAAAGTTCCTTCAGGTAAACTGTACCCATCCATCACTTCCGTAACTAGTTTTTACGGTAGAGAAAAGTTTATTGAGTGGCGTAGAAAGGTTGGTGAGGAAGAAGCTAATCGTGTAACTCGTATCGCCACTGATAGGGGAACTAAGTTTCACGATCTTGTTGAGAAATATATGCTCAATGAGAATGTGGATGACTACAATCCACTACCTGCAACAAAGTTCCTTTTCCTTGCGGCTAAACCTTATTTGGACCGTATAAATAATATACATGCTTTAGAAAAATCACTTTACAGTGATTACCTAGGACTTGCGGGCCGAGTAGATTGTATTGCGGAATACGAAGGAGAACTCGCAGTCATTGACTTCAAGACCTCAAAGAAGATTAAACCAGAAGAGTGGATTGAAAACTACTTTGTTCAAGAAGTAGCCTATGCTTGCATGTATTATGAAATGACCGGTATTACGGTTGACAAATTGATTACCATCATGGTAGCTGATAATGGAGAATGTCATGTTTATGAAAAAAGAAACAAGGGTCACTATATTAAACTTCTTACCAAGTACATCCGAGAGTTCGTCTCTCATCACACACAAGACTAAACCTATGCAGAACAATACTGAAGATGTAAACAATCTAATAAAGGAGAAGTTTCTCTGTCAGTCCAAGTTCGCTCAAGACATTGAATATCTTGTAATGACTTCCAGGATTAATTACATCGAAGCCATCGTCACATATTGTGAAGAGAATGGTATTGAGTTCGAGTCCGTGTCCAAACTTATTTCAAAACCATTGAAAGAGAAACTAAAACACGAAGCAACTCAACTAAACTTTTTGAAAAAAACAAGTCGTGCTAAACTAGTATTCTAATGACGCCAATCGAGGTATACAAAACGTACCTGGCATTCAAGAATCATTTCACTAAACCAAACTACGACTACTTTCAATATTGCGGGAAGTCTAGAGCTTCAAAAGAATCGTTCAACAAGAGGAAAGATCGTTACTTCTTTGAACGAATGTCTCGTCAGAAATCTGATGACGAGATCAAACAATACTTCCTGGCAAATTTTGTAGAATGTGATGATCCCTCTAAACTATGGATCGGTGAAATTATTGAGTCAGGTGAACAGAATTATTCTAACTGGTTAAAGAGATCTCAAAGTCTATACTACATGTTCAAGACTGAGGCGGAAGTCTTTGTGCATAAAGATACTTTTGAGGATCTATTTGCCGTCAAGGGTTCATCACACCCAGAAATCCTTAAAAAGTATTTACAAAAAGGAATATCCATAGAAACCTTTGTTATAATGGATATGATCCTAAAGTTTTCTAAAAATTTCGACAAACAATTACTAGATCCAGTGTGGGAATCCGTCAGTTTACGCATTAAAAAATACAAATCTTTCCTAAATATTGATAAGGAAAAGTATACAAAGACACTGAAGGAGATAGTATTGTGAGTGGATTTTTTCAATCCGAAATAGTAAGAGAAGCCATCAAAGAGATGGAAGAACTTCAAAAACAAATTATGGAAGATACCTTCAAAGCTCCCATGATGAGTAAAGAGGAGAAAAAAGATCATGTCGAATTGATGAGATCTTTTCTAGAGAAACAGAAAAACCTATACTTCCGTCTCTCACTATCTGATGATCCAGAAGCATTAGAAATGAAACAAAGAATCCAAGATGCTGCTGTATTTCTTGGATTTGAAGGAAACAACGTTAATGAGTTGTTCGAAGAAATGGAAAACACTTTAGATCGTCTTAATAAAATCGCAGAGATTGAGTAAAATGACATCACACTACAAGATCACTTCTTCTTATTGTTACCATAATGGTGAGATTGTAGATATGTTTTTCATAAATGGAATTCCTTTTACATTTGATGACATTCCTGTAATAATGCAGGATGATCCATATGTTCAATGCGAAGCAAATAATAATTATTCTTACACAACGGATGACATGTATCGTTGGTCAAACTATTTGATCATGGAAGAGTGTCATCCACTTTTATTCGAGATGGAACTGGCAAATCCAGAGGAAATGCCACGAGACTAGGGCTTGACATCCCTTCTTGCACCTTGTAAGATAAAGTCGTCCCAAAGGCCAAATACACTCAATACGGAGAAATAC